GTGATTCCTGTTTGGTCTCCTCTTTGTGCAACTTGCATATCACCATTTATAACTAATGGAGTAGCAGTCTTTCTATCTAAAGCTACGGTGTTATCTGATACTGTACCATGTAAAGTGAGTGCCATTAATTATTCTCCTACCAACGCATTAATCTGTGCATCTGTTAATCCTAACTCTTTTAGTTTTGCCTTGCCTGATGCTTTGTCAGTTTCCTTTTGTGCTAACTCATTTATACGGGCTTGGTCAGTTTCTTTTTCTTCATTTGTTCTAAAGTCAAATGTTTCTGTTGTGCCATCAGAATTTATTTTATTATGATTATTGTTAATGGAATTTTTCCATTGTTCTTCAGAAACTTCTATTGTTTTACTTGGTATTGATGAATGTATCTCAGAATCATACCAACCTAAAATTTTATTGTTATCATCTATGTGTGCTAACTTCATGATATTATCCCTGTTGCTATCCAATAAATACCCTCCATTGGGGTATAATGTGAAACTTTAAAACTTGTATTTCCAAAGTCGCTATCAGGTGATATTGTGTCAGCATTACTTACTCCACCTGTGTCTGTTCCTGTATCAAATGGGGTTACTGCAATACTATAAACTGTAGTAAATGCTACAGGATAAGTTACAGTAAACGAGCTTGATGATGAGGTATGTTTACCCCATTGGATCGTGTACCCATTAGAAAACTTTTGATATCCGTTTTGAGATAAAGTTTTTGCTGCATCAGTTAAAACATCATTTCCACCAATAGAAACATTGCCACTACTATCCATAGAAATCTTAGTTACACCTGCTGATTGGATATCTAAAGCACCACTTGTATCTGATACTAATTTTAATCCATCTGATGTGTCGCAATTAACCTTACATGTCATAGTATTACCCACCTTTGTCCACTAGGAACTGTTACTGTTACACCACTTGCTATTGTCATTGGTCCAACTGAAAATCCGTTCTTACCTGATGTTATTGTATAGTCAGATGTTATATCATCTGCGTTTTCATAAATAGCACCACCTGCTGATGCTCCTCCACCACCACCGATTGCACCCCAAGCACTACCATCGTAGCCCTCAAATGATGTATCAGTTGTATTAAATCTTAAAAAACCTGCACTAGGTGAGCCATCTCTTTCGCCTGTTGTACCTGCAGGAATCTCAGCACTACCTGTAGAAGCTGTTTCTGCTACCTTACCATCTAATGCTGTTTGTAACCCATCGACATTAGATATGATATGGTTGTGCGAATCATCTGCAACTGTAACTGTAATAGCTGTTGTGCCACTACCACTAGCATCACCACTTAATGTTATTGTTTGGTTGCCAGTTAAGTATGATGAATCATTGGTAAACATACTGATGTTACCTGATTTATTGGTAAGCGTATCTGTAGATGAAGCTGTAATAAATCCTGCATCGTTAGTCCATTGACTGTTACTTCCTGACTTATTAGTTAGAGTATCAGTTGAACTTGCAGTTATGTAAGAACCTAAGTCGCTAATCTGCGATTCTGTAATACTTAATGCTGCTTGATGTTGTGTAACTGATGATTGTGTTATGTTTGCGTCAGGTACATTTGCCCAAGTAACTGCTGATGATAAATCATTTGTTTCTGTAAATGATGTTAAATATCCTGAGTCGTTTGTCCATTGACTAATATTCCCAGACTTGTTAGTTAGTGTGTCTGTAGAAGATGCTGTGATATATGAGCCAAGATCAGATATATCTGCTTCTACTATTGTAATCGTATTACTAGCTGTGTTAATAGTCTTATTCGTTAGAGTATCTGTAGAACTAGCTGTAATCTTTGTGTCCATCTGCGTTTGTATTGCAGAAGAAACACCATTCAAATATCCAAATTCTGTATTAGAAACTGTGCCATCATGTATTTTACTTGCATCTATTGCTGCACTTGCATTGACATCGGCATTAACAATAACACCACTTCCTATAGAAGCTGTGCCTGTTACATTACCTGTACCATCAAAAGATGCTGAAGTCCAAGTAACATCACCTGTCATACCTATGGTACGACCTGTAGCTAGTGCTGTAGCTGTATCTGCATTACCTGTAACTGATCCTGTAACATTACCTGTTACATTACCTATAAATGTTGTACCTGTAACTGTGCCACTTGTAGTGATAGACGGCATGTTTGCAGCTATGTTTGTTAGTGTAACTTTAAAGTTATCCCCATCGTAAGCTGTAGCAAATATAGATGCACTATTCGGGGTGGTAACTTCTGTTAATTCTGAAAATTTCTTATTTGCCATTTATGTCCATGTGGTTGCTGTTGTCGATTGTACTGTCCAATCATCAACTGTTATTACTGGTATGTTTTCTTGCTGCAAAGTATTGTTATCTTCTGTTGCTAAAAAAAACAAATCATCTTCTGTTTTAAATAAAAATGTACCTGCTAAATCCCAATTTGTACTAGTTGTGGATTGTTCTGCCCAAACTGTCATTAATATAATCCGTAATCAATTCTTGTTGTTGGTGCTACACCTGAGTGTCTATCTCTTTCATTAGAACTTATTATATCTTGTTTTGCTCTATCATAAAGACTAGACCATGTTTGTAATCTTTTGTCGTTTTGTAAATAAGGTTCTGCTTCAACCAATGCTCCATAAAGATAAGCATCAGGATGGTTAGTTAGCATTTCATTAGTAGGTGCTGAATCTGATAATGCGGCAAAATGTTTAAAATATAATATTTCTATTTCGTATACACTATCAGGTAGTGGTCTTAGCTGTATATCATTACCAATGATACTGTATGCTTTAGGTTTGCCTTTATTGCTTCCTGCATAAATTCTGTCCATTTGTTCAGGTGTTAAATATTCTAAAGGTGTTTTAGGATCAGTATTTAGTTGTATATTACGCATAGCAACATAATTATCAGGCAATGTATAATACTCGGTATCAGCTATAGTATTTGCTGTAACCCTTGTTTCCATTCTTCTAAGTTTAAAATCTCTTTTATGTCTAGCTTCTGCTAGTGTAATAAAATCAGGTATTTGGTCAGTTAAATCTGTTCTATCTAACCAGTCAGCGATAGCTGATTTAAGTTCTGAGTAATTCGTTATTGCCATTATATTCGCCTATTGGTTGTCTTTAGATACCTGTAATCAGGACTGTTAATAAGTTTTTTTACTGCTTCTTTGTGGTCTTTATTAAATAAATCAACCCCAAATAGTCTTTTCCATTCATAAACTACAGTCATAGGAATACGAGCAGAGAGTCTAAACTCATCTGCTTTATGATGATCTTCGTTCTGTAATTTCTTATTAGAATCAATAAGGGGTTGTATGTTTTCGATGTGTTCTATAGCGAACTCGCCAGTAGGATTATGATAATGAAATATCTGATTTTGTCCTATCTTACGTTTCATTCACTTAACTCATCTATATAAATATTACCTGTTCCACTTGCAAGTATTGCAGCGACTTTCATGCCACCATCAATCTTAAATATTTCAGGGTCATATGCACCAAGTATTGTTGTACTTGTTGTTGCTGTTGGTGATGCACCAAAAGCTATATGAACTCCATCTGTATCAGATACGATTCTGACATACTCAGTATTTGCATCAGTAGCTGTAGACTGTTGAGATGTAGCAGTAACACCTCTTACGATAGTATTTGTTACTCTCATTCTTGACATGCTTATCTCCTAATTACAAATGTTACTAATAATTTAGCTGTTCCTGTAGAACCACCATCTGTTATCATTTCAATAGTTCCGTCTTCTTCAACTGAGTTAGCTGCTGTAGGAACTGATGTATCTACATCACCTGCTGCTGAACCTGAGTGGGCAACTGTAATACCGCCATTAGTAATAGCTGTGCCACCGATTTCAAAAGAAACTGCAGCATTACCACCACTAATAGCACCTTGTAGTGCAGATATAATTTTAACTACTCGTCCACCATCTGGGATAGCAACGAATGTACTAGATGCAGTAGATACGTCTTCTATCTCTGCTGTTACAAAATAATCATTTAATGTTCTCATTAAAGTCTCCTAGTTAATAACCCTCGTTCCGAAGCGATACGTTCTTCAAGGTCATTATTAATCAGTATCTTGGGTGGGGCAGGAAAACAATATGAGAAAAACCTGCCCCTTTCATGATGAGAAAGTTACATGAAAAATATTTTTTATGAAGTTGTCAAGTCAGCAATAGTAGCTGAAGATGCTTCATTTTTAGCAACGAGTGTCCACTCAGCGAGTAGTAAGCGTTTTTCAGCATCACCAGTTTTTGCTAGTTCTTGTGTTTGGAAAGGTCTCAAGAAACCAGTCGCAAACATTTCTGTATCAACAACCAACGCACTTCTACCAGAAGAACGTAGGAATCTGTCAGCTACAACTCTTACTTCACCGAAGTCAGAAACATAAACATCAATAGTAGCTACTAAGCTTCTATCTTCTGCCATGTCCATACGAGTTGAGTTACCTGTAAAACCAGATACTTTTTGTTTGTTGAATGAACCAACTAATAGTAGGTCAGGGTCGCCACCATTATCAAAGCAAGATTTTAACTCACCTTTTAAGATAGCTTCTGTAAGAACCCTTTGTGTACCATCTGTTACAGTACCACTAGAGTTTCCTCCACCTGCACCATAAGTGTTGTTTGTTGTTGTCCAAGACTCAAAACCTGCAGATTTACGAGCAGAAGCTCCGTTTCCAGAACCTGCTGTAGCTGCGTTTTTACCTGTAAGGTCTAGTTCCATGTCTCTTTTGAGTTCTTTACCAGCTTTTGCTATTTGATAAGCTAGTTCAGAATCTCTACCTGCGTGATTTACTGCTTCTTGTGTTCCAGAGACCATAACAGGTTTGTAAGAAATCTGTGTATAGTTGAAAACACGAGAAGTTGCAGATAACGCAGCACTTGGAGAATCATCTCCCTCTATTTGAGCATTTGAAGCTGCTGAAGCTAGTGAGTCAGTTTGCCATTCGTGCTTTGTAGATTCAGCATTACCTGAACCAATTGAAGACATGAATGGTGTATCTGTTGGAGAGATGTTATAGATTACGTTCTGTAAATCTTCTCTGTTACCCACAGCATCATACGTTTCAAATGTATTTGTTGCTTGTGCCATTATTACACCTTTGTGTTAAAAGTTAGTATTAGACT